TTCAGCATAGGATTGAGCTGCAAATTTCCCTATCCCGGGAATAGATCCTAATAGTTTGGTTAATTGTCCTGCTACACCTAAAGCATTTTCAATTTCTTCGGCAATTTGCTTTTCTTTTTCTCTTTCTGCGTTTTGCTTTTCTAATTCTTCAGTATTTAACTGGTTTAAAGCATATTGTTGTTGAAGGATACTTAAGTTTTCTGATGCGTTTTCAAGGTCAGCGGTTTTAGCAGAAAGTTGTTCTTGAAGGTTTTGAAGATTTTGTTCATTAATAACTTGTCCTTCAGCAGCTTTTGCTAATTCCTCTTCAATAGATTTTTCTAAGCTTTGTTGTGATTTAACAATCTCAACAAAAGCATCAGCTTCTTCTTTACGTGTCTTTCCTAAAGAAGCAGCTAAAGAATTTTGAACTACTTTACTTTTAGCAATTAACTCTTCGTTTTTAATTATTTGCTTATTGATAGTATCGATGCCTGATAAACCTGTTCTTTGGTTTAAGATAGCTTGATAAATATCTTTATTATTCTTTAATAAGGTACCTTCAAAAGTAGTACGTTGGGATTGAAGACCTAATGTTTCTTTTAAAGAATCTATTACAGAAGAAGAAATGTCTACACTTTCTCTCCTTAATTGAGCAGTTTTTTCTAATTCGGCATTAAGTTCCCTCTGCCTTTGAATTTCTTCTTGTGTAGCCATTAATAATCGTTATATGTAATAAATATCAAAAGTCCCAAAGCTTTAATCATACTTTGGGACTCTTTGATCTTTGCTGTTATATTGTTTACTAACTTTAGCAAATTCAGGAGTATTTATAGTACCATCTTCATTAATGACATTAGTTGTATTTCCTGATTTGGTTTGTTGCTTTTGGGCTTCTGATTGTTTCTTATAATAATCTTGGATTTTATTAAAGGTAAACTTTCTTAACCATATAGGCATATTATAGATGGTATAGTAATCATACCCTCCATTACCATGAAATACTATTTCGTGTATTTCGTTAAATAAAGCTGCTCTAAAATTAGAAACGGTTTGCCATGTCAGGCCAAAAAAAGTCAAGTCCAATTGGAATTGTACGAAATCGACCGTCCTCCCCCTGGTAGGACATATCCACGTCTGGCATAGTGTTTTTATAATGTTCTCTTAGTGCTCTTGAATCGGTTGCCAAAAGATAATTATTAATAAAGTTTGTAATAGTTTCCATATCACGTTTACCATCTACTGAGGTAATAATAAAGCGGAAACGAGTAGTTAACTCACCAGCATCGGGGTTAATTTTTCTAAGACCCTCTAATTCTTTAGCAATGGATTTTTCGTCTTTACCTGTTAAAAGTTTAAACGTAATTTCAGTGCCTGTAGAAGGGGTTGTGTATGGAAACTCATTAGTGCCTTCAGTTAGATTTGTAAAATCGTTATTGATATTTTCTAACTTAGATAAATCAACACTTTGTGTTTTTCCACCGTAAGATACCGTGTAATTTGAACCATAACCCAAAATGCGGGCGGCCACTAACAAAGCATTTTTATCGCCAATTAATAAGTCATCTAAACTAAATTTAGGACTAATAACAAGCGATTCTAATAGTTTATCTAAAACTACACCTTGTTGTATGTAGTTAGCATTAGCTAAGATATCTTCTTCCTTAGCGGTCATGTACTTCATTTCTACTTTACCCTCCTTTAAAGGATGATCTGTTGGGTAAAAGAAACCTTTTGAAGGTAATTCAACTGTTTCAGTTGGGAATTTAAATTCTGCCATAAATTGTTTGTTATAACTTAGTATTATCGATAATACATATAATATAAAAAAAGAGCTTGGCAAAGCCAAGCTCAAATTTAATTTCTGTAAAAAACTTTTTTAGAAGTTTAATACGCAATAATCCATACCTAATGTTACAGTAAGGTTTACAGCACCAGCGTCAGTATCCCAGTTATATTCACCAAAGTTAGCTGACTTAATAAAAGCGCCTTTGATTACCCATTCTGAAACGATATCACCTACAGGACCTAATACTTGGATGGTTGGATCTTTCTTATAGAAGTCGGAATAACCATCTCTACCTGTTACTGATTCGTGGTGTAAACGAAGCCATTCAATTACTGCTTGAGCACCTGAAGGTGTGATTGGATCGTAAAGTGTCATAGTTAAATCATTCCATGAAGTTCTACCTTTTACTTTACGGTAGATGTTGATATGGTTTAACTTAATTTCACCTTGGTCAAATCCAACAGCAGATAAACCTTTAATCATGAAGGCAGGAATACCTGTGATTGTGAAGATAAATCTATTCTGAACTTTAGGTTCGAATGGGGTGAAGAAAATATCGTTTATACCTAATACTGCCATTTTGCTGTGTTATTTATTTTATTATAAATATTAGTGTTTAAAACTTTTACGCTGGGAAAGTTGCTCCTGTTGGTAATACGCTAAAGTCGAGGTAAATGAATTCAGCTGTCTTAGTTGGTTGGATAAAGATCTGACCTACTAATTGGTTTCTGTCGATTACATCGGCAGTGTTGTTGCTGTCATCCATGATTACTCTGAATGCGTATAAACCTTGGCGTTGTTGTACGCTTTCTAAGTATGGGTTAACAATACTTAAGAAGTTGTTTCTTGTAGTTAAAGTATTTTGTTCGAATACTAAGTTATTAGCAACTTGAGAAATAAATCCTTTAAGTTGAATTAATAATCTACGAACGTTTACTCTATCAAGCGCAGAAGATTTAGTTTGTAATGTTTTCTGTCCGTATACTACAGTACCTGTTCCAGGGAATGTAGCAATTGGGTTTACTTTACCTTGGTATAAGGTATCACGGCTTGATTGTGGAAGTTTTTGTTCGGCTCTAATTACCTGACCTAAACCACCTCTGTTGATACCTGCTGGTGCGAACCATGGATCAGCAGCTCTATCGTTGAATGCGTAAACACCTGGGATCAATGTTGAAGCTGGAACCCAAACGTTTTTACCTGTTTCTGGGTCAATTACTTGACACCATGGCCAGTAAGTAGCGGCATATGAAGTGTCTCTGCTTGCGGCTTGGCCTACTACAGCGTTTACACTTGAACCATATCCTACTTCGTCTACAATATAAATGCTATCGCCTCTGTTTTGAGTGTTTAAAATAGCATTAGTAATTTGACCTGTATGAGAAGCAAACGCGTCTACTAACCCTGGGGTGCTTAATACATTAAATCTATACTCGTCTTGGTTGCTTAATAAAGCAATCATATAAGTATAATCTGTAGCAATTAAGCCTTGAGTATTTGTATTAGTAATTTCGTTAAAGAATTTAGCTCCAGCAGATACGTTAGTACCTGTAGCATCACCAAAACTACCACTTGTGTTTGCAGGGATTGAAGCTGTATATTGGCTCTTAGCATTACCATTATTATCGTAATAATTTGGAGTTGTATTGTTAACAGACTTAACTCTTACATAGTTAGATTTGTTAAAATAAGAACCACTTGTTTCAATTTGGTTAGTAGATGGGTTATAATTTTGTCTCTGATCACCAATCGCAGCCGCAATATAGTTTGGTTGAGTTGGGTCTAATGACAAGTTAGTCCAAGTTTCTAATACTGTTTGGCTATTTGTAGTATCATTACCTTGTCTAATTAATAAAGTAAATGTACCAGAAGAAGTATTAGCATTTTGGATAGCCCATCTAATATTATCAACTGAACCACTTAGTAAAGCACCTGATGAATCTTCAGTTGAAGTGCTATTCATGATAACACCTTCAGAAAGTGTTTCAAGAGTGAAGGCGTTTGAACCTACACCATCAACACCACCTGCTAAAGCACCCTGAGAAGTACCATTTTTAATTAAAGTAACATTACCATTTAAAGCTGATCCTGAAGTTGAACCAGATACTAAAAGAGTGGTTGTAGAAGCTGAAGCTGTGATTAGGTTAAGGCTTGAAGAAGCATTAGGGCCTAATAAAGCAGCATTAAGTTTATTTGATAAATTTGCTACTGTGTCGGCTTCTGTAGAACCAGATGCTACGAAATACGAGTAAGGAGCATTATCAGCTGGTGG